CCGATCTAGAGTTGTTGTATCCCTTTCAGATATGTTGATTGAATTAAATGTAATCAACTTCTTGAAAGGTGCTGCTCGTGAGGTAGGTGCTGCTATGGCTAGACGCATTGATAAAGTTATTCAAACAACCATTATGGCTGGTGATAACGTTATGTATGGTGGAACAAAAAGTGCTAGATCTGCTTTAGCCACAACTGATGTTTTAACTGCTCAATTATTGAATAAAGCTAACATTCTTTTAGAAGCTCGTTATGCTCCAAAAATTGACGGTTATTATATGGCCTATGCTCACCCATACCAGATTTATGATTTGAGAAATGAAACCGGAACCGGAAATTGGTTAGAGGTTAACAAGTATGTTACCCCCGAGAAAATCTTCCGTGGTGAAATCGGTATGCTTTCCAATATTCGTATTGTTATGGCTCCGTTTATCCAGAAATTCAGCTCAACTGTTGACGTATATCCTTGTTTAGTCTTGGGTCGTGGTGCTTATGGTGTTGGAAACTTCCAAAGTTTACAAACATATATCACTCCGGCTGTTGCTTCTGATAGTGATCCTTTAGCTCAAAGACGTAAAGTCGGTGCTAAAATCGCTTTCGGAACAAGAAGACTACAAGAGGATTCAATGTTAAGAATAGAGACGGGAGTCACCGCGTTAGTTTAGTTTAAATTAACAATTTAATTTATATTTAATTGTTCCTATCGGCTTAGCACTTCAGACCGCTTAAGCCGATAAGGTCTGAAAGCAATTATGATTACAAAGAAATGTTATTCTTGTGGAAATATTAAATCACTAGAAGAATTCAAAAAAGATAAAAGATGTTTATTCGAAAGATCTAATCTATGTAAAAAATGCCATAATGAAAATTATAAAATATATGGTAAAAATAATAGAGAAAAACAATGGAATAGATTAAAAAAATGGCGAGATAAAAACAAAGAACACGTTAATAAACAGGCCATTAAATATCAACAAACATCTTTAGGAAAAATAAAAAAATCAGCAAATCAAAAAGTTTATCACGCTGTTAGAATGGGGAAAATTAAAAAGCAACCTTGCGAAATATGTGGAAAAGTTGCTCAAGCTCATCATAAAGATTATTCAAAGCCACTAGAAATTAATTGGTTATGTAGAAAACATCACGCAGAGTGGCACTTAAAAAATAATAAACATATGAATTATAATGAGATAATAACTTTAGCTTTATCAAACACTCACACAAAATCTGGTCAAGTAGGTGCTGATTTACTTAAGACTGCTTTTAATATTTCTAGAAATACTATTGCTAACGCAATTATAAAAGACGTAGATGAAAACTATTTCTTTCAATTCTGGACACGTGACGCAGTTGCCAATCAAGAGAACGGAGAATATCCATATCCTAAAGCAACTTCCAATAGTGCTGGTATGCTTAAATGTTTAAAGTTATATATAAAAGGTTTAAGCACTGATACTTATTTTACTGACGCAGATGAAGTTGATATAAAAACATTATCAAGAGATTGGTCTTGGTATTTAGAAAATCAACCAAAATCAAAACCAATTTATTTTATAGCCGATGAAAGTTTCTTCGTAGCTCCTCAATTCTCTACTTCAGACTTACCAGATGAACCTTCAGGAAATCAGCAAATAAAACTAGGTGGAATTGCTAAGATGACCGATCTAGATGTTGGAGCGGAAGAATCAGCTATTCTTATTCCGACAGATAGTCACTGGCGAATAGCTCTAGGAATGGAACAATTTATTTATAAGGCTAGAAAATTAAAGCAAGAAGCTTTCGATTCTAAACAAGAATTTGAAGTAGAAATAGCCAAGATGATTGATGAGTTAACAAATAGAGATAATTCAAAAATGACAGGCAGGTTGCCAAGCGATTACAATCTTGGTTTCGGCCAATAAAACTATGGCAAAATATGGTCAATTTAAATACGGAGGTAATGAAACTGGTGCTAAATATGGCTTAAGAAGTAGAATATCTCAAGTATTAACAATTATATATAAAATTAACGGAATTATAGCTAATGGTTTAACTATCAAATATAATCTGTTTTCGACTATCCTTAAAAACTTGATAATTAAATGGAATTTGCTGAAAGTTATAGACAAGGCCTTGATCATAAAATATAACGTTTTAAGTATAGTATCAAAATCATTAACTATTTTATATAAGATCTGGAACGGAATATTTCAAACTTTAACAATAAAATGGAATTTAAATAGTTTAATAACCAGTGCTTTAACCATTAAATATACATTATTCGGAATTGTCAGTAAAACCTTAACAATAATTTATAATATTAGGTCATTTGTTTATAAGCAGTTGACTATAAAATATAATATATTTTTAGGAGCTATAAAAGCATTAACTATCAAATGGAATATTTGGAATCAAATATTAAAAATATTGACAATAAAATGGAATGTTTTAAATAAAATATTAAAATCATTAACAATTAAGTATAATTTATTTAATAAATTAGGGTTTTGGAATTCTCGCCAAAAGCCAACCGTAGAAGACTGGACTGAAAGGACTAAGCCAACTACGGAAGACTGGAACGCAAGATCTAAGCCTTATTAATAAAAATATATGGCCGTATTATCAACAGATTTAAAATTCTTTCTATCAGGAGGAGCATTGAACGCAGATCCAAATGCTTCTTTAGGAGGAGTTATTAGTGCGACTGAAGTTGTTGACGACACGTTAAACAACTTATTCGCAGATGTTTCTGGCTCCGAACACGCAGTTGGAAGCACAAAATATCGTTGTATTTATTTGGTCAATGATAGTGCTAGTATTGCTTATAATGTAAAGCTTTACATTGATAGCAATACAACTGCCGTTGACGACACAATAAATATCGGTAAAGATTTAGCAGGTGTTGACGGAACTGCCGACACAATCGCCAATGAGGATACCGCTCCTGACCCAGCCGTGACTTTTACGACTGCCGACGGATACGCAAACGCTATCGATCTTGGAGATATTCCAGCTGGTCAAAAATATGCCTTCTGGATTAAGCGTATAGTTTCTGCTGGAGATACTGCTCAAGCCGATAACGAAGCAACACTTAAAGTTGCCATAGATACAGCTTAGTAGTTTTTTATACTGCCTTTATAGGCAGTTTATAAAGATTATTAACTTTATAATAATATGGCGAAAGGATTTAAAACTGGTGGACGAAAAAAAGGTTTAGGGCATAGTATTGAAGTTAAAAAAAAGATTAGTGAAGCTAAAAAAGGAAAACCAGCCCACAATAAGGGTAAAAAAGCCCCTTGGACTACTAAAAGAAATATTGAAACTAATTATTTGAGGTCTGGAAATAAACACTGGAACTGGAAAGGTGGCCAAACAAAAGAATCTAGATCTTGGCAAAAAAATAGAAGAAATAGATTGAAACAAATTTTGAACAATCAAGGTCTTGGTCATACTTTCGGAGAATGGGAATTATTGAAAAAACAATATAATTATACCTGCCCTTGTTGCTCTAAATCAGAGCCAGAAGTTAAATTAACTGAAGATCATATAATTCCATTATCAAAAGGCGGATCAGATTTCATCGAAAATATACAACCATTGTGCTTAAAGTGTAATATAAAAAAACATACTAAAATAATTAAATATTAAAAATATGGCAAATTATCCAATAACTCTCGATGACTTTACACCAAAAGTCGATAATACCGATGACGTAATGGCAACTGACGTCAATGAACTTCAAACAGCAATAGAAAGTCTTGAAACCAAAGTAGGTATTGATAACTCCGCTGTCGGAGATAGTCTTGATTTTAAAATACAAAAGAAACCCACTGACCTTCTTATCTCTACCGCTTCTAAAGGGGGAGTATTAAGAAACATAGACGGAGCAGTAGGGGATGTGGCGGTAACTTCTTCTGGTTGGATTGAAGATGAAAAGTTTGGTTGGTATGCCAATGAAAGTGCGAGTTCAACATCAGTTGAATTTGATACCGCAGTTACAAGAACAGGCAGATTAACCTTAAAAATTTCAACACTTGACACTACTGGGTCAGGTCGGGCTTTATTTGGAGCAACCACAACTGGAGCAACCGTGGATGTAAATATATTAGGCAAACACGGAATACCATTAAAACCAAGCACTAAATATAAAATTAGTGTTTATGTTAAAACTAATAATGTCGCGGTATCTT